CAGATCGACCTTGGCATTTTTGTAGAAGCTAGCCATTTCAAGCCATAAACCACGTTAAAGCGTTGTTTTCGTCCTTACCCTCCACCTCAGAAGGAAGTTCCGTTTTCGTAAGAGACATCTCAATGTCTCTAAGCGTTCTCTGCCAAACCTCCGGATCATACTCCATAGGAGCATCTGGAAAGCTATGGTCAAGTAATCTAGCCATTATCTCCTGCCATCCGGGCGAAGATCCATGCGAAGATCGCCCGTGGTCCATGCTATATCCGTCTCGCTGCTTTCAATACGTATCACGGCTTGCCGTGATCGAGCGCGCGTGAAGGACTGCTGCGTAGTGGCGCTGACAGAATTAGTGGAGTTAGTCGCCAAGGAGTCGCCCGGATAATCTCGTGTCTTCAGAACATAGTTAACGGTGGAATCCGTTCCCGTTATGTCTATGTCCGGGATAATCCTGTTGACAAACATGAAGTTGTTTCCATCACCAAGATCAAAATCCGAGGATTCAATATAAGAAGACATGGCGGAACCGTCATCGTTTTCTCCGCTTTCGTGAATAAACACAGCATTTGCACTGTCTGACAAGCCACAGGCTCTTGGCCGTGTGTGAACAGTATGGTCAACCCAAGCGGTTCTCGCTAGAGTTCCTATATCCCAAGTATTTTCGGTGTAGTTAAACTTAACGTATCTGTCTATTTCTGTTGAATCCGCAGATGCATAGAACCAAAGAATCTCATCAAATATCTTATTGGAAGCCGCAAAAAACTTACGCGACTGATCGAGATTTACGTCATCGAACAAATAACGAAGAACCGTGCAGGGAATTACCTGCACACGCCCTGTGTACACATAGAAGTTTTCCGTATCCATCCAAAATATCTTATCTCCTACCGCCACAACGGAATTTGGACTTATGGCAGAGACGCTACTTCCAACTAAAGAAAACCCAAAAGTAAAAGGAGGACCGGTAAAGCGCATTGAATGTAAGTTTGCATCAGTCCAGATAAGGATTTCTTGGCGAGCCTTTACAGCGGCAATAATTTCAGAACCTGAAGATAGACGCTGACCGCCAGCCGTGTTGGTTGCTGACGGAGTCCAATCAAACGGGTTTTCCTGATCGCACCACCTAATTTGCAATAGATCTTGGGCGGCTTCTGATAACGGATTACACCCCAGACAGATTATATGTCGATCCGTGGTCGAAACCATAATATGGCGTGTTATCGTCGGAGCACCCGAAGCGCCTGTTTGGGAAGCAAATGTTGTTGCTCTAGATCCCACTCCCAATGTTTTATCCCAGTAATAAGGGGTGTCATCCAAGGGACACAATGCTAAGTCTTCCCCCCAGTTGTCCTGGGACCACAGACGAAGTTTCTCTGTAGAACTTATAGAAGAAGCCCCTCCCCATCCGGCAAAATCATTAGCTTCTAAAACATTTGCTCCGTCGCTATGAGATGCGGCTGTTGTTCCACGAACTCCTCTAACAACTCCCGTATCTATGGTATTGGAGGTTTTCCCCGTATATTGAATAAGCTCATCATCTATTTGGATTAATCCGACAAATGTAATTGCTGCTGAACTGTTATGTGCCGTTGCCGTAGTTCCATCAGTACCTCGTATTAAAGTACCCAGAACATTACTCTCGTTAGTTTCATAACGGATTTTCTCACTTCCTATGAGAACGGTTCCTTTGCTGGGAAAAGCAGTCGAACTTGCTAGAGGAAGCGATGACGCATTCAAGGCAACATTTGCGGAAATGGTGCTGGCCGCAGTCTCAAAATCAGAAGCACTGGTTAGTGTGAAAGATGTGACAGAGTTGTTAATACCCCCAGCATCATTAAGCGTCGTTAGGGTATATCCAGACGAAATGCCCCCCCATAATCCAGCGCCCCAGCCGATACCTCCGACTTCAAGGTTCAACCCTATACTAAGTTGGTACGACGCAATAACGGCGCTGCCACCACCGGCTGTAGTTCCAGAAGAAGCGCTTCCACCCGTATCTATGGTATAGGAATTTGAGTCTACAAGGGTTATCTCATGTTCCGTATTGAGTTGCGCTGCTGTTATACCGTCAGTTGTTGTAGCGCCGCTATACGTTACGAAATCACCGTCCACCGCGCCATGCGCTATTGCGGTTACAGTTACTATACCACTCGCCGCACTTCCCGTTTTAAAAGGGTCCGTGCCAAGTGTCACGCTGGTTCGTAAGGGTGTTATATCGTTATAAGTTCCACCATCTTCTATATAAAACTTCTTGTTCGTTCCAAGTCCCATATACTTGCTACCATCAAGAGCAGCCCAAGTATGCAGAGATCGACCAATACCTTCTATGGCATTGCTACTTAATTTTTCCCAGCCGCCCATTTTCTCAGGGCGACCTTTTCGAAAGCGGATAAGATTGGAATCAAACCACCCAGGTATGTCTTGAACATCGATACCATAGGAGGTGGTTTCTTTGTTTACACCGGGGCGAAAGATTATCTTGGCTAAAGGCATTCGAAGAAATCCATATACAGAGAGATTATGCCAACTTAGCCCGCTCTACGGCAATCTTATCACGATTGTCCTTAAACCATGATCGGCCCTCAGCAGTTCCACCGCAGTCGTCCGAAAGTGCTTCAGCAAGTCGGCGGGGAGTCTCTAACTCTTCTAAGCGAAGAATTTCAGATAAAGCCGCGCCCGAATCTCGGTCAGATATTTCCTGCGCTGTCATAGCGCGTTTCTTTTGAGTTGAAGTGACTTCCGTTTCGGTGATTACTGTGTCTTCACCATCCGACGTTTCATCCACACCAATCGCAACGGCAACTTCCACATAAGGAACCCATCCTAGTGTTTTCAGATAGTCATCATCGCCCTCCGATAAGTTCAAACCAGAGATATTGCGCCAAGTTTTGGGGAGCAACCCTCGGTAAGTTACGCTGCCATTTTCAATGTGTGCATACATTTTAATTTCTCCTTAATACTTTTAAACGGGTCAGACCAATCACCGTATTGCTCTTGTCTGAATAGTGTTGCGCTATCGTAATAAGGTGTTTTATTCCCCGGCAGCGCCCAGAGGTAATAGGGCAGGATCGGAACGACAACCCATGTCGGTACGCCCATCGCTGCGCTCATGTGAGCGACTGAGGTGCAGGACGAAATCACCAGTGCGCATTTACTGATCTCTTCGCGGGTTGCTTGCCAATCGGACAAGTCAACTTTTTCCATCCAGCTTGGAACGTCATCGGTGTCACGTTGAAGTGAGACAGGGTTAAGATGGCGCACGGCATCAAACAGCAATTCGGGCGGAAACTTCCTGTGTTGCTCATGCTCAAACTGCGGGTTGCCCGACCACCGAACGCCAACCCTGCCGGGGATTGTGTCGGCTGTCTTGGTGATGTACGGCTTGCCCGACAATGTTTCATAAGTATGACCCAACGGAATGATAGCCGACATAGAAGGAACCCAATAATCGTGGAACACGCCCAATGCCGCTTCATGCTGTACCGTGATGAAGTTCTCTGCGAACATGGGGGCGAGTTCTGAGGCGCAAGCGATCACGACACGGTTTCCCTTGGCCTGTATGTCGAAGGCAAAACGATAAGACTTTATCTGATCGCCCAAGCCGCCTTCCATATTGAGCAAGATGGTTCCCGGCTCACCATTCCAACACGGTTGAGAAGACTCGAACCTGTTGCCGAACAAATCTTCGGCACGGCCAGCGTCGAGTAACTTATGCCCAGCCTGAAGATCACCCTTATAGAGTTTTTGCCAACCAGCGTTGAACTTAACCCTGTTGCAGTTGGGGCGCTCAATCAGCAACTTGTCGGTGATCTGCCCCGCCTTTTTAAAGTCTCCACGCAATGAGGCTTCAAGCTGCAAGTCCAACGGGTCTTCTTTTCGCACGGGTTCAGGTTTGTCGTTCCAAAACTCGCCACCCTGATAAAGCGAATATAATTCGTCGCCAAGGACTCTACGAACCGAATACCGGCGCTTGGATACCTTCTTGCGAACCTTGTGCAAATCCTTAATGCCCCAGACCTCATCTTCTTCCTTGCTGTCCTCGACGTTGTTGATGTCACCTTCATACAGGTCAAGTCCGACAAATTCAGCAATCCGATCAAGCTGTGTCTGAGGGTCTTTCACCAAGTCGTCATATTCAACGAACAAGAAACACTCAGGGTACGCTTCGTAACCCGCCTTGATAGTGTGATAACTGCTCATCAAGTGTTCCGCGAGTTGGCTGTTCCGGCAAAAATCGCGGACATTATCGGGTTTTGTGAGTTTCACAAAAGACGAAAGGCAGTCAGCTATTGGCCGGACAGTAGTGACAATCTTCACACCACCCTGCACTTTCTTCATAGTCTCTATGATCTGCGGGGCCGACCACCCACGGCCTTTATCAAAGACAGTTTGTTTCGTTGCGTAACGAGACTTGGCTATGCCTTTTAGAATGCGTACAAGGTCTTTCTTAGTACCGCCACTGGCCTGTGTCGTTGGGTTCTGCTCCCAAGCCTGTACCGCCGCGCCCATCGTGTCGCAGAGGTTGGACGTAGGGCTGGCATACACATCGGGCCGCTGGTTCAGCAGACAGGTGAGCAGCGTCGAGCCGGAGCGCGGCAGAGAGGCGAGGAATATCATTCGGTTTTCAATCCCCCGGCGTTCTGACCACCGTTAAAGACGGCATCCCAATCTGTGAGTGCGCCTATTTGCACAGGCGACGAGCGAGTAGTACTTGTTCCATCCCCTAAGACCCCGCCAATGTTTCGACCCCAAGCCCAGATGGTACCACCTGTTTTGAGCGCAGTTGTCGAATTCCAGCCAGCACTGATCTTAGACCAATCGGTTAAAGCACCAATCTGAACCGGAGAACTTAAATCGACTGTGGAACCGTTTCCGACTTTACCGTAATCGGAGTTGTTGCCCCAACCCCAAAGAGTGCCATCCGTCTTGATAGCATGGCAATGGCTTTCGGCGGTGGACACTGTGGCCCACGTTGTTAAGGCACCAATCTGAACAGGGGATGATCGGCTAGTTGTCGTGTTGTCACCTACTGACCCACTTGCAGAACCTACGTCATTCCTACCCCAACCCCAGAGTGTGCCATCTGTTTTAACAGCGTGTGTCCCATATTGCCGACCTGAGAGTTTACCCGATGTGTATGCCCAATCTGTTAAAGCACCAATTTGAACAGGGGAACTATAGTAGGTGGTGTTTCCAGACCCCAATTGCCCACGGTTATTTCTACCCCAAGCCCAAAGAGTGCCATCCGTTTTAACAGCATGTGTAAAATCGTAGCCACATGTAACCAAAGCCCACGTTGTTAAAGCCCCTACTTGTGTGGGGGAAGACCGGTCTGTCGTGTCGGCAACCCCTAACTGTCCTTTGGTATTCTTACCCCAACCCCAGAGTGTGCCATCTGTTTTGATGGTAAAACAATGATTATACATATTCTCAGACACCGCCGCCCAGTCGGTTAAAGAACCGATTTGGACAGGGGATGATCTTTTGGCTCCAGTGTCATCACCCAACTTACCACTTGCATAATTACCCCAAGTCCAAAGCGTCCCCTCAGACTTAATCGCAACTGCGCCGCCGCTTCTAAACTGCACCGATGTCCAAGTATCATTATCGCCAACTTGAACAGGGGATGATCTATCAACAGCCGTGCCGTCGCCTAACGCCCCTTGATTTCCATCACCCCAAGTAAAGAGGGCGGTAGGCCCACCCCCACCGGCACTCCCAGCCGCACCCATCATTCCTCTTTTAATATTAGGCATTATGAACTATCCGCACTGGCAACCATACCATGCCAAATTGTGCCCCCATCCGTTGTTGTGAAAACTAGAATGTCTAAACCACTAGTAGTTAAAGTTGGTGCAGTTGCCCCCGCCCAATCAACAGCGGCGGGCCAATTCACGGTTTGCGATCCTCCATCCGTTAGAAAAAGAGTAAATCCGCATAGTTCATCACTAGCCGTAGGATTGCTAAACGTAAAAGTATTAGTAGATGTATCGACTGTAGCTACAACATTATTACCTAAAGTTAAATCAATATCTTGAGCGCCACCCCCCGTAGCACCGATAGCATTGGTAACTTCGCCGTAATCAAGAAGATTAGCTCGTTGCAAGATATTATCATTAAGATTTAAAGTACCATCGGATTTTAAAGACATTTTCGTAGCGGCAGCTTCACTCGATCCTGTCATAAAATCTATAGAAGTAGCATTTGAACTAGAACTAAAGTCTCCTTCTGATCTTGCCTGAATAGCAGCAGCAACTAATATGGCATCAGTACCTGTAGCTTCGTCAGGAGCTTGAAATGCAATCTTGCCAAGAACGTCATCCCCCGCGATATCGAGTTCACCTGTTTGAAGGGTTAGGATAAAGGGGCTATCATCACCTGTTGCACCAGCTTGTTTTAATTTTAAGCCTACATCCGCAACATGAGTTACTGTAATATCGTCATCGGCCCCCATTTTAATAACGGATGAGTCCGAGGCTAGGCTAAGATCGTCACCTATTTGCAGATCGTTAAGGGCATCCGTTACAGCAGCGCCAGCGCCCGCGCCATCACAATAGACAACGGATGATTTTCCATTTGCTACGGTTATGTTTGCACCAGATCCCTGCGATAAAATGACCGAATACGGACCACTAGAGCCGGAATCCGTAGTGGCATTAATAATTATGAAGAAAGCCTTGGTGGTATTAGGGGCTATGGTAACGGTATTAGCCGCGCCCAAGGCACCAGTGAACTTAATCACGCGGTACATGCCGTCTTGAAGATTTTCTGTGCCCGATTCTGGTGA